TCATGGCGAAGAAGCAGCTTCGGAGAAGGAAGAGGAAGTTGAGCACTCTGAAGCAGAGCCAACCGTCCAGGAAGTTTATGATTCGATGAACCCCCAGCAGAAGGAAGTAGTTCACTTCATGGTGGCCCAGGCGCTCGAGAGTGTTAAGGCAACCACTGGTGGTGAAGCAGCTCAGTCCGAAACAGCTTCCACTGCTACTGGAACAGAAACCAAAGTTGAGACAAGCACCTCGGAAGAGTCAAACACCTCGGAAGAGGAGTCTAAGACAGAACTAGTTCATGAGGAAAATAAAGAAGAAGGAGAGCGCATGTCTCGTAATGTCTTCGAGGAGCAGAATGGCAGGAAGAAGAAGCCAGTTCTTAGCCATGATGCCATTAATGGGATCGTCGAAGAGGCGCAGAGGGCTGGTTCGCTGAAGCATGCGGTTGAGGCATATGCACTTAGGCACGGCATCGAAGACATCGATGTTCTCTTCCCCGACGCGCGCACTCTTGCGGATACGCCGGAATTTGATTCACGGCGTGTCGAGTGGGTATCCGGTGTCATCAATGGTACGAGGCACTCCCCGTTTTCTCGTATCAAGTCGATCGTAGCCGACATCACTCAGGACGAGGCCAGGGCACTGGGTTACGTCAAGGGCAACCTGAAGAAGGAAGAATTCTTTGGGCTGGTAAAGCGGGTGACAACTCCGTCGACCATCTACAAGAAGCAGCAGCTGGATCGAGACGACATCGTCGACATCACTGATTTCGACGTCGTTGCTTGGTTGAAGGCTGAGATGCGTCTGATGCTGGACGAGGAGATCGCTCGCGCAATCCTGATTGGTGACGGTCGCGATGTTGCCAGCGAAGACAAGATCAAGGATCCGGCGGGTGCGAGCGAGGGTGCTGGTGTTCGCTCGATCATGCTCGATCACGATCTATATGCCGCAAAGGTCGAAGTCGATCTCACTGATGCAAGCTCAAGCCCGGGTGAAGTCGTCGATGCTCTGATCACGAACATGGGCCTCTACAAGGGTTCTGGATCGCCGACGTTCTACACCACTATGCCGTTCACCACTACTCTCCTGCTGTCCAAGGATGGTATGGGACGCCGCATGTACCACAGCAAGGCTGAGCTCGCTGCTGAGATGGGCGTTTCCGATATCGTCTACGTCGAGGTAATGGAGCAGGAAGAGGATCTGCTCGGAATCGTCGTCAACCTGAAGGACTACACGGTTGGCGCCGACAAGGGTGGCGAGATCAACTTCTTCGACGATTTCGACATCGACTACAACCAGTACAAGTACCTGTACGAAACCCGTGTCTCGGGCGGTCTGACGAAGATCCGTTCCGCGTTGGTGCTTACGAAGAAGCCGTAAGGTAGGTCCTCATGAGATTCTTTGGTCGTGTCGGTTATGACAGCGAGACCGTAGAAATTAGTCCTGGAGTATGGCAGGATGATATTGTTGAATTTGAATACTACGGCGATGTCATCCGCAATGCCAGAAATCTCCGCGAAGGAGAGAATCTCAACCCTGATCTCAGTGTACAAAACTCGATCAGTATTGTAGCCGATGCTTATGCCAATGAACATTTCTTTGCCATTCGTTATGTGGAATGGGCGGGGACTTTGTGGACGGTTTCTAGCGTAGAAGTGCAGAGTCCCCGTCTATTGCTTAGGTTAGGGGAGGTGTACAATGGGCCAAGACCGACTCCAGTTACACCAACTCCTTGAAACGTTTACAGATAACGTATATTTTCAGCCGCCTGAGAACATACAGCTGAAATATCCGTGCATTATCTACAAACGTGACTTCGCAGACACAAAATTTGCGGATGACAAGCCATATCACTATACCAAAAGGTATATGGTTACAATCATTGATCAAGATCCTGATAGTGAGATTCCAGATAAAGTGGCAGCAATGCCAATGAGCCTATTTAACCGCTTTTATACTGCTGATAATCTGAATCACGACGTGTATAATGTGTTCTTCTAAGGGAAAGGAAACAAATGGCACCGCTGACATGGGACGAAGTTGGTGAGCGCCTCTACGAAGTTGGCGTAGACCATGGTGTCTTGTATCTTCCCGACGACGCTGGTGTTTACAACACTGGAGTTGCCTGGAATGGGCTCACCACTGTCACGGAATCACCTTCCGGGGCTGAGTCCAACCCGCAGTACGCGGACAACATCAAGTACCTGAATCTGTATTCAGTCGAAGAGTTCGGTGGAACGATCGAGGCATTCACATACCCCGACGAGTTTGCCGAGTGCGACGGTACATTTCAGCCTTCCGACGGCGTGGCCGTTGGCCAGCAGGCTCGAAAGCAGTTTGGCCTGTGCTATCGGACGAAGGTAGGCAACGACATTGATGGAGTTGATTTCGGTTATAAGCTGCATTTGGTTTATGGTTGTACAGCAGCTCCTTCGGAGAAGGCCTACGCAACCATCAACGATTCGCCGGAAGCAATTTCATTCAGCTGGGAGATTACAACCATTCCGGTTCCAGTCACCGACCACAAGCCGACCTCGCTGATCGTGGTCGACTCCACTGTGGTTCAAGCAGCCGACCTCACTGCACTCGAGGCTCTGCTGTATGGTAACGGCGCAACTGAAGCAGCACTTCCGACTCCGGATGCTGTGATTGCGCTGTTTGCTGGGCCGTAAACTTACCCTCTCCCCTCTCCCCGCCCGACAGGAGGCCGGAGAATGCTTACGATTGTGGTTCCAGGTGTCGAAATGTTTGACGAGCACGGCCAGGAGTTCGTCACTCGCGATGATGTTACTTTGGAGCTAGAGCATTCTCTGGTCTCACTGTCAAAATGGGAGTCCAAATACGAGAAGCCTTTCTTGGGTAAGGACGAGAAGACGACGGAAGAAGTTTTGGACTATATCAAGTTCATGACTTTGACCCCAGATGTTCCAGAGGAAGTTTTCCTCAAACTCAACGAAGCTAACATTGAGGCCATTAACAAGCACATTGACGCCAAGATGACTGCCACTTGGTTCAATGAGCCTCCTGGTGCCCCACAAAGCCGAGATGTGATTACTGCTGAGCTCATTTACTACTGGATGATCGCTTTCGAGATTCCATTCGAGTGTGAGACTTGGCATTTAAATCGTTTGTTCACTTTGATTCGAGTTTGCAACATCAAGCAGGCTAAGCCGAAGAAGATGAGTCGCGCCGATGTCGCTGCTCGAAACCGAGAACTCAATGCGCAACGCAGGAAGCAACTCGGTACTAAGGGGTGACATATGAAACTTGCTTGGGATCAAGTCGGAGAACGAAGGTATGAAGCAGGCGTTGATCACGGAGTTCTTTATCTTCATGATGGCCGTGTTGAGGTTTGGAATGGTCTTACCAGCGTAGAAGAATCTTCTGATATCGAGATCAAAGATCATTATCTCGATGGGGTAAAGTATTTGGAGATTTTTACTCCGGGGGATTTTTCCGGGAAACTAAAAGCAATCACCTATCCCGAGATCTTCGACTCGATTAATGGGATTGTCAGTCTTAATCCAGGGTTTTCCTATTACAACCAACCTGCGAAAAGTTTTGACATGTCCTATCGAACAAAGAAAGGTAATGATTTAGACGGGATTGATCACGGCTACAAGATTCACATTCTCTACAACGTCTTTGCCAACCCTGATGCTAATACTTTTAACACAATTGGTGATTCGCCTGAACCAGTTGAGTTCGGTTGGACGCTAACCGGAACTCCGCCAGTAATTAAAGGAATCGGAATTAAACCGACGGTTCATGTTTCTCTTGATTCAGCCACAACACCTCCAGAAATTTTACAATTATTGGAAGAGCGGTTTTATGGTACGGAGATAAGCAATCCTAGTCTTCCGTCCCTGCAAGAGATTGCCGAATATTTCGGGTATCTTGGCGCACTTATCATCGTCGATCATCGTGATGGTACTTGGTCGGCTGTTGACGAGGCAAACACTTATATCACTATGCTCGATCTCACCACCTTCGAGATCGATGATGTTGACGCAACATATTTGGATCCCGATACTTATGAAGTTTCGTCCACAAATGTTAGTTAGGAGGTGCAATGGCTACAATTACTGGTCTTACTGCGGAACGAATGCTGGAAATCGAAGCAGCTTCGGTTATTGATGGTGATGTTGTTGCCGGTAATCTCATTCTAAGTAAACATGACGGCTCCCAGATCAACGCAGGCAGTGTAGTTGGTCCCGCTGGACCAATCGGCCCTCCTGGTGTTGCAATCGTGGCGATCCCGGGTGAGGTTCGAATGTGGCCGAGCTTGGTTCTGCCGGATCTAATTAAATACGGTAAATGGGCCTGGGCTAATGGCGATCCTTTTGATATTGCTGCTTATCCGGAGGCAGCAGCCAACATCGATGATGTTTGGAACACGGCAATGGGTGTTGCTGCGCCACCCGCGGGTCAATTTCGGGTACCGGACCTGCGAGGTCTAGTTCCGGCCTGTCTTGACGCGATGCCGAACGGAAGTCCTCGCGCTAACCGGTTGACTCGAGCTGATGCGATTGTGCTCGCCAAGAATACTGGTAAAGAAGTACATGCGATGGCCATGGCAGAGATGCCTGCTCATTCGCATCGCTCTGACGGAGCTGGTGGGGCGGGTGGACTGGTTGCTTCTGGCGGCGTTGCTCACACACATAGTGGTACGACTAGTGGTCGCACTGTTGCACATAAACACGGCATGTCTCAGTCACGCTCGTCGTATACCTTTGGCACCTCAGGAATCGGAGCAATTATTGTAGAGATTATCGGTAGGGGCGGTCAGTATAACACCGGTGTCGATATGGATACGGAATCTGCCGATCACGCACATAATTTCACCACAGGTGGCGCCTCGGCCTATAACCATCAGCATGGAATCAATACTGCTGGTGGCGGTAGTGGACATGAAAACGTTCAGCCTACGGTTTTCGTGCCTTATATCGTGAAGTTGGACGACACTTAAAATGAGATTTGAACTGTCAGGAAGCCTGGTTCGCCCAGAACCATTAGTGATCAAGTTTGATAGTAACCAGACGTTTGATGTTGATCAGTATCGTGATATGGGCTACACACATTTCGACGCGATTTGCATTGGTGCCGGAGGTGGAATGGGTGGAGGAATCGATACTGGAAATACGGGCACCTTGGTCAGAAATTATGGCGGAGCCGGTGGAGGCGGTGGTTTCCATCGAGTCCGAGGACTTCTCTCTGCGCTTCCGACGACGGTTCCTGTTGTCGTGGGAGCCGGAGGTAGTTTGGGAACTGAGCATGCATCCAACCCCGCTTCAACTACCGATGGTGGCGATGGTGGCGCTTCCTCCTTCAACGATCCTACTTGTCGCGCCTCAGGAGGTAAGGGTGGCAAGCGCGCTCAGTCCAATTCCCTAACAGTCACCAACCAAGCGAATGGAGGCGACGGTGGACTGGGAAACCGCACTGCAGCTGGGGGTGGAGCTGCCGGAGGATCTGCGGGAACACCTTCATCAACAGGCCCTGGTGTTGCGGGATCAGCGGGAACAGATGGCACCATATTTTATGATCTACTCTATCAGACCATCGGACAAGGAGGAGGCGGCGGAGCTGGTGGTGTCGGTAAGTACGGATCGGGGGGAACTACTTGTAATGCAGCTACATCCGGCGGCCGAGGGTCGTATAATCCTGGAGACACACTTGTTTACGGTCCAGGAGGAAGCCCATCCAATGATGCAGCTAGTGGATCACAAAACGTTGTTCCTGGGGGAGCCAGCGGAGCCAAAGCAGCACCGCTAAACGGTCTTCCTTACGTGTTCGGGCAGTCTAAGAGTGCTCGAGCTGTTGGCGATCCAGGTACGGTGATTATTCGTCTTACCGCGGAGTAGCCTATGATTACCATCACAGAGAAAGGCTCGTTCAAGAATACAGAAAGATATTTGAGCAGACTCAGTAAACTTGAGCTTAGCCGAGTCTTGAACAAGTACGGGAACTTGGGAATGGTGGCGTTGTCCAATGCTACCCCAATCGAAAGTGGCGAAACAGCACAATCATGGTCCTACTCAATCGTTGCAAGATCAGGGTATTACTCTATTCGCTGGCATAACAGTCATGTCGAGGATGGAGTACCAATTGCCGTCATCCTTCAATACGGTCACGGTACTGGAACTGGAGGATACGTCCAGGGTCGAGATTACATCATGCCAGCAATGCGCCCTGTGTTTGATCAGATAGCCGAAGAAGCTTGGAGGGAGGTGAATAGAGTCTAGTGGCAACCATCGACGACAAAGTCGTTGCGATGAGTTTCGAGTCCGGTAAGTTTGAACAGGGTGTCAGTAGAGCTATTCGCGCCCTTGACAAGCTGAAAGGCTCGCTCAAGTTCGATGATGCTGGAAAAGGTATCAGCGCTGTCAGTCGAGCTCTTGGTCATCTTCAGCTAGGCAGAGTTGGTCAAGCAGTCGACCAGGTTAGCAACAAGCTTCGTACCTTTCACCTGGTTGCGATCGGCGTTCTAGCCAACATCTCTGCTCAGGCGGTGAGAGCTGGAGCTCGCTTTGTCAAAGCCTTAACCCTGGATCCGATTATTCAGGGTTACAAAGAGTATGAAACCAAGTTGACGGCGATTCAGACAATTTTGTCCAATACCCAGGCCGCAGGCGTCAAACTGAAGGACGTTACATCGGCTCTTAATGAGCTCAACCACTATGCCGACAAGACGATTTACAATTTCTCCGAGATGACTCGGAATGTCGGTACCTTTACCGCAGCCGGTGTCGATCTTACCACCGCGGTTGCTTCGATCAAAGGTATCGCAAACCTAGCCGCAGTCTCAGGTTCAAATGCCGAACAAGCGTCGACCGCAATGTACCAGCTCTCCCAGGCAATCTCAGCTGGTACGGTCAAGCTACAGGACTGGAACTCAGTTGTCAATGCTGGTATGGGCGGCACCTTGTTCCAACGTGCTCTAGCGCAAACCGCTCAGCATATGGGTACTCTCAAAGAAGGTGCTGTCACCCTCAAGGGTGCTATGAAGAATGTCACCATCAACGGAGAGTCATTTAGACAGTCGCTGGCCTCGGCTGGACCGGGAAAGAAGTCTTGGCTCACCTCAAAGGTCTTGACGACTACGCTGAAACAGCTTTCAGGGGATTTGACGGATGCCCAGCTGAAAGCTATGGGCTATACGGACGCTCAGGTAAAGGCCCTGCAAGCGCAGGCCAAGATGGCCGTAAACGCGGCAACACAGGTCAAGACCCTTTCCCAGTTAATCGACACAACTAAGGAAGCAGTCGGTTCCGGTTGGGCCCAGACCTGGGAGATTATATTTGGTAACTTCGGGGAGGCAAAGACTCTCTTCACCGGTCTCTCCAACGCTATTAACGGTTTTGTCAGTACGTCTGCCAATGCCCGCAACAAAGTCTTGAGTGACTGGAAAGAACTTGGCGGACGAACCCTGTTTCTCAATGCTTTGAAGCAGGGATTCCATGATCTAGCCGCAGTAGTTCGACCGATTAGAGACGCTTTTCGGGATATTTTCCCTGCAAAAACGGGTAAAGATCTCTATAACCTGACCGTAGGATTCAAGAATCTTATGGACAGGCTCGAGCCTAGCGCCAAGACAGTTGAAAATATTCGCCGTACGTTCCGTGGTCTGTTTGCCCTGCTGGATATCGGCAAGCAGGTTATTGGTGGAATCGCATCGGTGTTCGCCAGGTTGATCGGAGCTACGGGCGCTGGTAG